TGGTGCGACACCGGTTCGGTCAGCGATTTCAAAATCAACTCCGCGCCGCGCCTCAGCGAATCCGACGAGCTTGACTGGCTTCCCGAAAAAATGCCGTACAAGTATATCGAGCGGATGGAGGCCCAAGAGCAGTACTCCATCGCCACCTACGGCAAGATGGAGGCGATCTCCCGCCAGGCGATCATCAACGACGACCTCGACGCCCTGACCCAGGTGCCCCGTTCCCACGGCGAAGCGGCCGCGCGCAAAGTCGCGGATCTACCCTATGCCGTACTGGTGGCCAACGCCGCCATGGGCGACGGCACGGCCCTATTCCACGCCAACCACGGCAACGTCGCCGCCGTGAACGGCGCCCCCGGCATGAATACGCTCAACGACGCCGAGAAGAAGATGGGCTTGCAAAAGGATCTCAAAGGCAAGCGCAATCTCAACATTCCGGTGCGCTTCATCCTTATGCCGGTCTCCATCAAGGGCATTGCGGAAGTGTTCTTCCAGAGCGAACGCTACGCCGACTCCGCCGCCGTGACTACCGATAGCTCCCTGGCCGCAACCCGCGCCAACATCCACGCCGGTGACAAGTTCACCCGCGTGTACGACGCGCGGTTAGATGCCGCCTCGCTTACCGCCTGGTACGCCGCCGCCGGCAGGGGCCGTCGCCGCACGGTTTGCGTGTACTTCCTGGACGGCGTGCAAGCGCCCTACATGGAGCAGAAGGCGGGCTGGAGCGTGGACGGCGTGGAGTACAAGGTGCGCATCGACGCCGGCGCCAAGGCCATGGATTGGAAGGGGTTATTATACAACCCCGGCGTTTGATCCGGGTAGTTAACCCATCGAGGGCGGTCCAAGGGGCCGCCCTCCCAAGGCATAAAAGATATTACACCATAGGAGACGACACCCATGCAAGCCAGCGGATTACTACCTAAAAAACAAGTGGCCTATTTCGAATATGACTTCACCAAACACGGCGGCGCCGTGGGCAACATCAGCGTGCCGGGCGACGCCATTCCCGCCGGAGCGATCATCACTTCCGGGATCATCCACGTCAAAACCGCCCTGACATCGGGCGGGGCGGCTACCATCGCCGCCCAAGCCGTCGGCGCGGCCGACCTGCGCGCGGCCACGGCCGTGGCGAGCTGGTCCCTCAACGCCATGCTGGACGTCGTGCCCCAAGGGCTCGCCGCCGCCATGATTCGGTTGGCCAGCCCGCTGACGGCCTTGACCTTCGTGGTCGCCGCCGCCGCGTTGACCGCCGGTAAGGCCGTGGTGGCCTTGGAGTACTTCGTCACCACCAATTAAGGAGACCTCGGCGTGACCCCCTACGCCCTTGCCCTCACCATCGCCCAAGCCGTGGCCCAGGACAGCGCCCTGCAAGCCTGGGCCACGGCCACCTTCGGGAAGCCGATGACGGTGTATCTCGGCCTGCCGTCGGCGGAGTTTCCCGACATGGAGCGCGACGCGCCCTTCGTGGCCTTCGGCGATCCGTCGCGGAGATCCGCCCAGGATCGGCGGGCGATCGAATACGGGTTGGACGCCTGGATGGGGTTGCAGTGCGCCGAATACGAGCCCGCGGTGATCGACAACTACATCGAGCCGGCGGGGATGCAACACATCTTCGACGGCTTGGCGTTACTGCTTTGGGCCGTGAAGAGCGCGGTGCCCGGCAATATCTCCATCTCCGGCGCCGAGATCCTCACCGACACCCTCTCCGCCCACGATTGGGTGGAGGGGCATTTACTACTGGATTTCACCGAGCCGGTCATAATCGGACAAGACCCGCTCGCCTAACAAGGAGTACTCCCCATGGCACAGCAAAAAGGCGCGACCAGTAAAGTCGTGTTGGGGTGGGAGGGCGCCTACGCCGTGGCCCCGGCCGCGGGCTTCGTGATGCCCATCAATAGCTTTAGCCCCAACTTCGCCCAAAACGTCAACACGCCCGCCACCTTGCGCGGCGACCGCAACCCGGCCGAGCCGTTTAGGGGCAACTGGCAATCCACCTTCGGTTTGGTGGTGCCGGCCGACTCCCTCGCCATGATGTATTGGCTCAGGGCCATGTTCGGGGCGCCCGTCACCACCGGCGCCGGCCCTTACGTGCACGAGTACAAGATCGGCGCCAACCAGCCCAGCCTCACGTTGGAGTCGCAATTCGCCGACCTGGCCGCCGTCCGTTACTTTCAATACCTAGGGTGCAAGATCGCCTCGCTCTCCTTTTCCGTGGGCGGCGACGGCGAGCTGACCCTTAGCCTCAGCGGCAACGGAAGCTATCTCAATATCGCCACGGCCCCGTTTCATGCCGCGCCCACCGTGGTGAGCCTGGCCCGGCTGAACAACTTCCAGGCCGTCCTCAGCGAGGGCGGAGCCAATTTGGCCAACGCCACGGAGATGAGCATCGAGGCCGACTTCGGTCACGATGCGGTGCGCGTCATCGGCGGGCAGGGGCGGGTGGGGGCGATCAACGAAGGCATCGTGGGCGTATCCGGAAGCCTGACCACGATCTTCGAAGATGTGACGCTCTACAACAAGGCGCTCAACGCCACGGAGTCGAGCTTGAAACTCACCTTGAGCGGCGGCGCGTCATCCATCCTCGAATTCGAAATGGAAGAGGTCCAATACGGCGTGGCGTCCCCGCCCATCGAAGGCCCCCAGGGGCTCCTCGTCAAGCTCAATTACCAGGCCTACTACACCAACGCCGGCGAAGCCTCGGCCATCGTGGCGCGCCTGACCAACGGCGTGGCGAGTTAAGGAGCAATTCATGCGCGAAGTACTTGTCAGCGATGGCAGAAAATTTACGGTGCGGGCCATGACCCGCAAGGAGATCCGCGAAGGCAAAGACCTGGGCTTCGGCTACGTCGCACCCGGTTTGAGTCTCGCGCGGTTCGACGAGGCCCTGGATTATGCCGTTGATCGGCAACTTGTCCCGGCGATCACCGACGAGTTGGGCAATGACGACGTGCGCGCCTTATTCAAGGCCATCCTGGCCGAGACCTACGGCGATCCGGGAGAGGAAAAAAACTTGTCGAGGTCTGGGAGCGACTCTCAGACCCCCAGCGAATAGAGTACTGCCGCACATGCGCGAAAAGCCATCGCCACAAGAACAGCCCGCCACCCTGCCCTACCTGCCCCTGGGGCGGCGCGGGCGTTCAGCTCCTCCCCGGCAACCGCGAGGCGCTGGCGCTTTTCCTTCACGTTCAAACCCAATGGCGGGTGGGTGGATTCGGGGCCGTGGGGCTGGACTACCCGGCGGTGCGTATGGAAGCCGCGGCCCTTGGGATGTACTACTCGCCTGGGCTCATGCGCAAAATCCAACGCCTGGAACGGTTCGAACTGGAGCGGATGCACGATGCTCGAAGTAATCGTCAACGGGGCGCAAACCCTGACTCGCCACATCGCGACGGAGCATCAGCGCCACGATAAGGCCCTGAATACGGCCGTCAAGGTGCGGGGCTACGCCCTGATGCGGATGCTAAAAAAAGAGATCCGCGCGGGGGCGCCCGGCGGCAAGCGCTTCGCGCCGCTACGCGAGATCAGCCGGGCCAACCGGGGGCGCGGCCGTAACCTGGGGCGCGGCGTCGCGGGGGGTTTACGCCACCGCGATCGGGCGCTGGATTACCTCGCCTACGGCATCGGTTACCAGGTGGCGGAGAAAAACCCGTTTACCATGGCCATCGGCTTCGTCGGCCCCAACGCTTCGGCCACCTGGCGCCGCATCGCCAAGATGCAGCAAGAGGGGTTCACGGGCGAGATGGCGGAGATCTTCCGGCACTACTACCGCGTGCGCGGCGCGCGCATGGGGCGGCGGAGCGCGGCGCGCAAATTCTTCTTCTTACGCAAGAGCACCCGGCGCTTCACCACCCCGGCCCGGCCCATCGTGGAGCCGTTTATCGCCGCGCACCGGGCCGCGGCGCTGCGCGCCATTCGCGCGGATTATATCCGCAAACTTCGCGGGGAGCGAATCTAATGGCCGACTCCAAGCTCGAAATTATTCTCACCGCCAAGGACATGGCCGCCAAGACCTTCGCCAACCTGGAGGGGCACGTCAACCGGCTGACGAGCAGCGTGTTCTCCTTGCGCGGCGGGTTGGCGGTGCTGGGGTCCGGGGCCGTGCTGGGGGCGGTCATCGCCCAATTCAACAAGGGCGTGGGCGCCGCCAGCGACTACGGCGAAACCGTCAGCAAGCTCAACACCATCTTCGGCGGTACGGCGAGCGTCATGCAGCGCTGGGCCGACGGCGCGGCCGAGTCCATGGGGCTATCGCGTCAATCCGCCCTGGACGCCGTGGGCGCCATGGGCAATATGTTCAAGCAGCTTAACGCGAGCACCGAAAAAGCCGGAGAGATGAGCCGGGGCATGGTGGAACTCTCCGCCGATATCGCCTCGTTCCACAACGTGGCGGGCGGCGCCAACGATGTGCTGGCCGCCATGCAGAGCGCCTTTCGCGGCGAGTACGACGCCTTGCAGCGCTGGGTCCCCACCATCAATGCGGCCTCCGTCGAGCAGCAAGCCTTGGCCGAGACCCACAAGCGCAACGCCAAGGAGCTGACCGCCCTCGAAAAGGCGACCGCGACCTATACCCTGATCATGCGCGGCGCGGGCGATGCCGCGGGAGACTTTGCCCGCACCAGCGACGGCCTGGCCAACCAAAAGCGCATCCTCAACGCGAATATCGAAGATCTCTATGTCACCGTGGGCACCGGCTTGATACCGGTGGTCACGGACACCGTGAAGGAGATCAACGCCTGGTACAAGGCCAACGATGTCTTGATCAACCAGGGGATTATCGAATTCACCCGCGATCTCGCCGAGGGCCTGAAGTCCGTCGGAAGCGCCTATTCCGCCCTGGCACCCTATCTCAAATTCATCGGCGGGTTTGCTACCGATGCCGTAACCCTGCCGGGGAAGATTTTAAGCGTCGCCGATCAACGGCCGGTTGTCCTTGAAATACAGCAGATGGAAGCAAAGATTGCCGAGGTCAACGCGCGTTTGGCTGAAGACTATCGAATGCTGGATAGCTGGCAATCGAAAGTCTTGGGGCGGGATGTTTACGAAAAGCAGATCGAGACCCATAAAAAATGGCTCGCCGAGCTGGAAGCGGAACTGGCATTCCTGAAAAAATCATCCACGGAAGCCAAGGACATCATCGACTCCTGGCAAATGAGCATGCCGCGAAACCCTGGGGCCGGATCTACCGCAACCACGCCAAGGGCGCCCATTGCCGGATCCAAGCCCATTGATGCGAAGGTCGGCGCGGGGTGGAACGACTTTTGGGATGAGCGAGAAACCGAACGGATGGTCGCCCAGCTCAACGAAATCAGCGCGATGAAGCGCATCGCCCGCGAGCAAGATCAGTCTTGGGAAGAGTTTTGGGACGAACAAGAAGTCGAGAGCATGCGCTCCAAGCTCGACGAGATCGAGAAGATCAACCGCGAGAGTTCCCAGCGACTGATCGAACTCTCCAAGCACACGGCCGAGATCATGGAAGACGCCTTCTCGGATCTCTTCTTCGACGCCATGCAAGGCAAGCTCAAATCTCTTTCGGACTACGCCGATGCCTTTTTAAAGGCGCTCCAGCGCTCTTTTGCCCAATATGCGTCCCAAATGGTGATCCAGGGAGCCTTCGGCAAAGACTACCAAGGCGGCGGCTGGTTTTCCCAAATAGGGAACTTTTTCGGAAATAGTGCTTCTTCCGGAGCCGGCGGATCGACCGGGGCTTACCCCAACCCGGATCCTTACGCCGAAGGGGGCTGGATCACCGAACCGGTGCTGGGTAAGGGGTTGCGCACCGGCCGCGGCTACATGATCGGCGAGGGCGGTGAAGACGAACTGGTGATACCGAAAAGCAAACTCGGCCGGAGCAGGGGCGGCGGGGAGGTTACCGTGACCATTATCAACTCCAGCGGGGCCGGTGCGCGCGTGGAAGAGCGCAAGGGGGCCAACAACCAAAAAGAGGTCATGGTATATATCGCCAACGACATTGCCGCCGGCGGCCCCACGGCGCAAACCATCGAGGCCACCTACGGCTTGATGCGCAAGGGGAGGCGGTCATAATGCCTGCCTGGCCCGTCACGCTGCCGCCGCTGACATTTCTCCAGGGATATACCGAGAGCCCACCGGATGTGCTTTTAGCCACCCCCATGGACGCCGGCCCGCCCAAGGTACGAAGACGATTTACCGCCGGAGTGCGGCCGATCCAGGGGCGCATCC